GGGTAGAGCCCAGGACTTACTAGCGTCTCACCCTATGGGAAAGGCGGACGCGGGACCTCTGAGGACCCCCCGGTATCACCGACACATATCTCTATGTGGCGGGCCGGGTAGGTTAATGGAGAGGAGGCCACCTCTTGAGGTTTGGCCGACCCCGGATTACCCGTAAGGGACGTCCAGGAATCGCTCAAACCAATAGTGAGTCAACTCACTGCCACAAGAGGGCGGCTAGTAGCGGCGCACCAGCACGCCAACCTATCATGGGACTCTCAAACCATTAACAAATGTCTTCAAAAGGATCCCTATCCTTTTGATTGGGCATTTGTGGAATGAGTAACCCCATGAGTCGGAGCGGCTGATGGTGCAACCCTTACCTAACCCTATAACCGGATATCTCAAGAATTTACCATTGTGGAAATTCTTTCGATCTTCCGGCGAGGGGCCTTAACGCGAGGACGACCGGATCGAGGCGTTACGTGATGACTGTTGATTACTCCTATCAGGTTCTCCAACCTGATATCGGTAACCGCCAGCTCACGCATCTTCCCGATTCCGGAGATCATCGCTGTTAAGTGGTTAAGGACACTTGCCTTACTGCTAGCCACGGTCTTGCTTGCTCTTGTTGATAGGGTTGCAAAAGGATCTAGGAAAAGTCTTACATCGAGATTCAACCATTGTTGAATATCGGAAGACTCCCTGACCTTATGCGCCTTGTCAAACTCTATCTGCAGTTCGGCGATATTTCTCCGAATTACAGCCAGAGGCGGCAAGAGCAGCAGTGTCGATTGGGCATCCAGCCCCTGAGGGAACAAGTCGGAAAACCTCCGAAGCTCCAACTGGAACTTCTGAAGTTTGCCGAGTTGCCCCTTAATTGCATCCTCCAGTACCCTTGCTTTGCACTCATTGAGCCAGATCATCAACCGCTCGTGGAGCTGTCGAGGATCGGACTCAAGGGAGCAGGTAAGGATACTGCCCATGACCCTGCGAGCCAACACAGTTGACTTGTAGAGTCGTAGGTTCCTGCTATCTTCTCTTGAAGGTAACAGGAAGAAGTTATACGCTTTTCCCGAGAGGCGGTCACCATAACCGCCTGGAAGGAGAAGTGATAACAACGATGCAATCAAGCCCCGGGTCACCAAGGTAGCAGACCGAGGCATCCACCGAGCCTCTACCTCTCTAAACCAGGTTGCGACCTCATAATAGGAAATGTACTTCACACCCTTACCAGGGGGTAAGGATGGAGTCCACTCCTTTCTGAGACGCATTGCCTCGAATAGAGAGCCTAGAGGTGCGGCGGATACCTCAAGACCACGGTGTATCCACCTCTTAGCAAACTCGTACGTATCATCTGATACGTGCGTTTTTGCATCAGAAACGTTTACACCTATCAGATCAAGAAGTGTTCGATACTCCTTGGCAACACCGTGGTGGTTAATCACGATGTCGTCTCCGAGTAAAGCATACCGAGAGAACTGGACACCCATTCCAGCTCTTTTGGCTGCTAATCGAACAAGCGCATGGTGGGAGATAGCGAACACTGCCCAAGAGCTGTAGGCTCCCATGGGTTGACCAACCGCGTACCGTACGCGTGTTGACTCCCAGGGGACTACAAACTCTCGGTCAGTGCAAGCTCTCCGCCATGCGGCCGCATACTCTTCGCTTGTGAGTTGCGCCAAGACGGCCTCTTGCAGGGTGCAAGGGAACCGATCTGTCGCCGCACTCAAGTCGATAGAGTAATACGGCCCTTGATTCGATAGTGTGGCCCTGAAGGAACCTTGGTTATACGTGCAATCCGACTTCAGCCCCTTCAGGAAGGCCATACAGGCCTGATGAAGAGGGTAAAGAACAGATTGCGTCGCATAATCCAAGATTCCTACAATCCGCATCTTGGCTTCCTTGTCCCTGATCTTAGCTAATTTGGACAACCGACCCTTCGGTTGTAACCCAAATTTACTAAGCCAGGCAAGGGGGCTCAGAGACCGGAGGGTACCAATTGACTGGACTAACTCCTCGCCTCCCAGAACGCCCAGATCCCCGATCTGTGCTTCTGAGAGTAAAGAAGCGTCCTCAATTGATCCCACCAGGGCTTGAGCGTTTGGACCGGCCTTCGTTGTGACGTGCCATCCTTCCCACCGTGGAAGGGGAAGCTTCCATCTTAGCTGCCGTACGACCGCTACCAGTTCAGCCCTTATACAAGGGTCTATTTGAACTGTGCAGGGGTCTACGACAGTACTAAGATCTGGCTTCTTCCAGCCCGGCAGTACTCGGCTGACATTGAGTAATGTCAAACCGAGCCTGATCCGGGGTGGATCACGATCACGGAAGAGATCGGAAATCACGAGCATTGGGAGCCCGTCTTTTCCTATCTTCCCGAAGCCATCCATTTCGAGTAGGGGTTGACCCGCGAGATACCTAGTGCAGAATAGCCGGATCCCCTTGATCCAAGCTATTGTGTCTATGGTACCCCGTGTGTTAACTCTATTCTCGACAATGGAAATCCACTCACGGATAACTCCAGCACCGTGCCGCACCCCAAGATAGTGCCTATTAAGGAAAGATACAATCTTTCCGAATAGTATTATCTTGAGTTGTGTCATAGTGTTGGATTTTGAGGTGAGTCTGATCAACGGAGGTGATATACTCCGCGGAACTACCTTGGAGTTCTA